GTGATGGAATGCACGCTACCTGCTGGCCTAGCACGGCCGGTGAGCACGCAAACCAGATCCGATACATTCACGAGTGTTTTCGGGTGATTTTCGGCAGAATCTGGAAGCCACCCAAAAGCACTTAACCACCACTACCCTGTAGACCAGCACGCAATAGAGCGTAAACAGCCAACAGGAGGCCACACAGGAGGCCACAAGGCGGTTAAATGTTCCGGGGGTTGCACAGGGTCAATTCAGCAAAATACTTGCTTACCCTCCACCCTACCAAGTAGCATGAAACACCCCAATACCTGCTAGAAAAAACCTATGAAGAATCAATTATCAATAGGCAACCCCTATGGCACGAGATAAACCACTCGTTAACCCATTGAATGGTAAGCTAAATTCCCATAATGAGAGACTTCGGCAGAAGATCAGAACAGGGATGATTGTTACCCGGCTTGGCAAGCACGTAAAGGGTGAGATCGAGATGAGTTCCACCCAGATACAGGCCGCGAGGATCCTGCTGGACCGGACGCTCCCACCCTTAAAACCCTTTGATACTCAAGCACTTAGCAATGGGATCAAGGACGTGAGCCACTTGACTCCCCAGTTCCTGCTGTCCGTTATCGAAGGGCAGGCAAGCAGGAAGTCCACCAAGCCGATAGACGCAGCCTATAGCGACGACGAGTCGGATTGATGGAGTTAACCCGGGAGCAGGCACGCAACATCCTGCAGGCCCAAGCACTAGGCAGGGCAACGCTTTGCGGGTATGCACGTTACATTGATGTACCCGGGGTCCCCCAAGATACAGACGTGAATGACAGGGAGTTCGAGGTGGTTCCGACCGAACTGGCCCGGCATCACATCGTGCTGCTGCAGACATTGCAGTTGATGATGCAGCGATGTCTCGTGTATGACCCGCAAGTGCTTGATTCTCCTGTGGATTTCCCGCTGCTTCGGGCGGATATCTCGGCTGGCGAAACCCCCGTGCGGGGTCCGATCCGGGAGGGGGGGTCCCCAATACAGGTGCATACCCCCTCTACCAACCCCACCAAATCCCAAACCTCCCCATACACCCATAAGGACGCTGAAACCCTTACTACGCTTGACGGCGACATGACGGGTATGGCGGAAAGTGCCGAAAATCACGGGGATATACCGGCTGAAGAGGGCGAAACGGTTTATGCTGCTGATGGTGACTTAACTGGCATGTACGAGCCCCCTGCTGACCCTGAAAAGGCGAAACGGTATTCCGATGTTCAGGTCGTGCTGGAGGCCTTGCTGAGTGGCCGGATGCCGGAGATGGATGCACGGAGTTTGATCGCCCGTCAATCGCCGGGTCTGGAGGTGTGCACACGGGTGATGGTGATGGAGCCGCCGGGATCGGCCAAATCGACGTATGCGAGCGTGGTGGCACCGACATGGTGTCTGGGACGCGAGAAGATGTTCGAGATGATCCTGACCGGCTGGGGTGACCCGATCTGCAAACGGCATGGCAAACGGGCGCGGCAGATCTGTGCCAGTCCCCAGTTCTCGGCGATCTGCGGTACCGGCATGGATCCCAAGACCACCGCGGCAGAGGACTGGGCCCTGCTGAACAACTCCAGCTACAAGTCGAGCGGTATCCTGTCCGGTGTCTCGGGTTTCAGGTGCATGGGGCTGGTCTGGGACGACCTGACCAAAAACCGCAAGGAGGCCGACTCGCCGACCATACGTAACGATACCTACAACGAGTACATCGACTCGGCCCGGTCAAGGAAAACCCCCAGCGCATGGGAGATCGGTATCGGTACCCGCTGGCATGAGGATGAAATCATGGGCAAGATCCTGCCCGAGGGCTATGACGGTGAATCCGGGTTCATGAAATGCCGCGACGGCAACGTCTGGTTCGTGATCTGCATGGCCGCTGAATGCGAACGGCACGACGACCCACTGGGTAGAGAGATCGGTGAGATGATCTGGCCGGAATGGTTCGGTGAGTCCTACTGGCAGGAGAAAAAGGTCAACCCCCGCTCATGGGCCTCACTCTACCAGCAACGTCCCGCACCCGAAGAAGGCATCTGCTTCAAACGCGAGGACGATATCCGCTCCGAAGGCCACATCGAGGGCGATTACTACATCTCCTTCGACCCCGCGGTCACGGCCGAGGAAACCAACAACAAGGCCGACGATACCGCCATCCACGTCTGGTGCGTCGACGAGAACGCCCGGGTCCACGAGGTCGACGAATGGGTGCGGAAATGCACCATGGATGTGTGGATCGACCAACTGCTGCACTTCGTCCAACTCTATAAACCGATCGAATGCATCTCCGAGGCCGGCGTCATCCGCCGCGCCGCCGAACCATTCATCAAACGCGCCATGCAACGCAAAGGCGTGTTTACCAAGTTCCACTGGGTCACCCGACATGCCGATAAGGTCGCCATGTCCCGCTCCGCTCAGGC